TACCACCACTCTTAACAGCACCAGCAGTTGCACTGATGAATGTGTGTGGATAGTTATGACTAATAGGACCAGGATTTACTGGATCATTAACATTGATTAGGATAGTAGTTGTAGTAACTGATAGAATCTTTACTGCATTATTGTATACGTAGTCAGCACCACTACTGGTATTAGCACCAGATGCACGAGGATATGTTCTATTCTGTACTCCACCATTATTACATGAGAAGTTTAATGAATTAGCAGCAAGTCTAATACTTGTACCTGCAGTTAGAGTATGGAGACCAATTGTTAGTTCCATTTCTCCTGATTCAGGATTATATGTTGCAGCACTTACATCATGAGCAACTTCTGGAGTTGTTCCAACATTTAATGTAATCGTACCAGCAGACTGATTAGCACTAGAAACATTAACAAACTTATCATGTATAGGATCAGTTACTCTTGGATAAGAATGATTACTAGCATCACTATCCATAGCACAAGTAAAGACTAATGAATCAGTCTTAATCTTAACAGCATCACCAATCTTCAATCCATGATTAGTACCAATTGTTAGAACTAAATTACCATTAGATGGTATGTAAGTTGCATTAGTAACATTCTTCTGAACTAAATTACCAATACCAATAACATCTACTCCATTATAAGTAGGATCTGGTTTTCTTGGATACTTATGTTGAGTAGCATTTCCATCCTTAGTACATGTAAATGTTAGAGATTCAGTAGCAATATTGACATTAACACCAGCATATAATCTATGAGGCTCACTGAGAGTCATTGTCATAATACCAGTAGATGCAGTGTAGTCTGCATTAGTTACTGTATAATTTACAGAAGTACTAACTCCAACATCAAGAGTAATTGTATTATTAGTTGTTGCACCAACAGATACTGATGTTTCGTATATTGGATCTGTTCCTCTTGGATAACTATGAGGACTTACATAATCATCCATTGAACAAGTAAATGTCAAACTATCCTTAGCAATTCTAACAGATTCACCTGCTTTGGTTATTCCATTAGGATCTGCACTTTGGAATGCATGAGTAGTTGTATTAGTCGAAGGTGTTTCATCTATCACTCTAGCAGTGAAAGTATTTGTTGTTACTTTAGAGATTGGTAACCAAGTATTATGAGAAGGATCTGGTTCTACAACACCGTTACCTTTATGAACGGCTGCCCTTGGATATGAATGATCTGAGTTAAATCCATCTTGATCGCAACGGAATGTTATTGAGTTATCTGCAATCTTAACTCTATCCCCAACAGATAAACCATGAGAATTAGATGTCATAGTCATGATTCCAGAGACTGGATCATATTCTGCATTAGTGATAGTAAAGGTGGAAGATCCACGTAAAGAATGATTTCCGATATTTAAGACTAACTTACCAGTAGATCCTGTATAAGTTGCATCTGAAACATCATACTTAACCAACGGTGATTTACCGACAAGAAGTGTAATTGTATCCTTACTTGCTCCAGCAATATCAGTTGCTATACCTACTATCGGATCAGTTATTCTTGGATATGAATGATTTGTTGTATTTCCATCCATTTCACAAGTAAATGTTATAGCATCTGGATATACTTGTACAGTATCATCAATTGTATAAGGATGATTGGGAATAGTAAGTACTAATTCACCTTTTTCTGCATTATAAGTTGCATCAACTGGAGTTGTAGTTCCTATTCCAGTAACAAAAACTCCACCATCAAGAGCACTTGCAAATCTATGATTATAATCACCACCACTAATTAAAGCACCAGTTGTAGCACTATGGAATCTATGTGTATGATCACCACCAGTTGTAACAGCATTAGCAGCATTTCCACCTACCCAAGTATGAGCATATTGATCACTAGCACCTGCTGCACCAACATCAACCGTTATCTTGCCATTATTATGAACTAATCCATTATCAATTGCTGAATGGAACGTATGGTTAGAAGTATTAGATGATGGTCTTTGAGTAAAGTCTAAAACATAAACACTAAAACCATTAGCAGTTACATCAAAAATCTTTAACCAATTATTAGTAGGATGATCTCCTTTTCTTGGATAAGAATGAACTGTTTCATGATTATCTTTATCACAAGTAAATGATATTGAGTTATCAATAAATTTAACAAAATCCCCATTAATCATTCCATGAGCATTACTAAGTGCAACTACCATCTTACCTGTAGTTGGATTATAATCAGCAGCAGTTACTGTATGATGTGCTCCATCATCTAAAATATTAATTGGTCTATTATAAGCAATATCTTTTCCTCTTGGATAGATATGAGTTGTAGCACCATTATCAATACCACAAGTCATTCCCAATCCAGTAAATATAACTTGCTTATCACTACCAATTCCATGAGAAGTGGTAGTAGTAACTGTCATTATTCCAGTAGTATTATCATATTCTGCACCATATATGTTAACTGATGGAGCATAATCACAAGTAAATGCTATTCCAGATAACACAACCATTTCAGATTCTGATAATCCATGAGGATTAATTGTAGTTACTGTAGTTACACCATTAGTTCTTGTGTAAGTAACATTCTGAATTTCGCTTGGAGCATGGAAAATTTGAGGATTGGTAACTGTAATTCCTGAAACATGTCCATTAGAAATTGCTGCTGTACCAATACCAATAATCTTATTTGGAATGTTAGGTGTTGTTACAACTCCAACATTAACTACTGTCTGAATCCCAGATCTATATCCAGATCCACTATTACCAACACTAACTGAACTAATTGTTCCTGCAATAGAAACATTTGCTTTACCACCAGCAACAACTAATGGTTGATATCCTAAACCAGATTTAGATCCAACTGAGACTATTACACCACCTCTTGGGAAGGAAGAAATACCAACATCATTAGTAATTGTTCTTGCAGTACCAACAAAAGTAACAGATGTAATACCTGCACTCTGCTCTAAGAAATAATCACCAACTAATCCTGGTTCTTGGAAAATATCGTTGATTAAAACAACTGCATTATCTTGCTCAACACCAGTAAAATTACCACCTTCTGTTTTTAATGTAAATGTACTGTTAATAGCATCAAATTCAGCAGAAACGTCATCAAAGATGTAGTTGTTACTATATGCTTCTGATGATGTATCAGGAATACCTGAACGCATAAAGGATCTTCCTTGGAAACTTGATCCAGTTTCAATACCTACCCAATCTCTTTCATCGGGTTCGTTAGTTGTGGAACTAAATGGTACATTACCATAAGGTGCTTCTACAAAGTTAAGTACGTTATCAACAATATTATAATTACCCTGTACCTTAGTTACTAATGCACTAGTTGCAGCATAACCAACTTTAGTACCCAACCAAGGTCTACGTACTCTTATTCCATTAGCAGTTCCAATACCTACACCTTCTACCTTCATTATCTCATCACCAATCTTAATCAAATCTCCCCCAAATATGGAAGTAATACTTCCAACTTGTACTAAATTGTCTGTAGTGAATAATTGCTGATCTAAATGTGTTGTTAGTGCTGTAGATACAACTGGAGACTGAATAATATTATCAAGAGCAACAATAACCTTTGTATTCTGTCTATCAGCAACAAACTTCATTGTTGTACCAATACCAACACTAGAAATATCTAATATTTCAGGTGTTCCTAATAATGCGTTTTCTGCAGATCCTGCAAGTTTAATCTTCTCCTCATCAACTTTAACAGCGTAAACTGTACGAGGAAGTTTGTCGGTTTGACCAATACCCGAAATAGTTGTAGTAACAATACCAATATTGGTGCTACTTCCTAATCCTATTGGTTCGTATGTAAGTTTTTCACCAGTAACAAAGTAATGGTTTGGTAACTTAATTGTATTATCTAATATATCAATAATTTCAGTATCACTTCCATCAAATTCTCTCTCGAAAATAGGATAGTTGTTGTGTGTTAAGTTAAATGCTCTCTTAATATCACTATGAGTACCTTCATAAGTACCAGATTCAGATTGTATTAGTGCATTATCAAATAGAATTTGATCTTGTAAATCATCCTGAACCTTAAGGGCATTCATGAAATATGTTACTCTCGATGCTTGATTGGCAGGAGCAGTAAATGTTACTTCTACAAATGAAGTTCCGCCTGGATTCTTATCAAGTCTATAACCAAATGTACCCAATCCAGCAACATTATTATGACTTAGAACTCCCCATTCTGCTTCGTATACTTCACCAGTTTGCATTCCTTCATTATAATCATCAATAATCATATGTTCACTGAAGTATCTTATGGCACTAGCAGTACCTGAAGTACCAGTTTCAACAAATGCCATGAAGTATGCACCATCATATCCATCAGTATTTGCATCCAATTGAGTTGGATACTTCATAATCACTTGTGGAGTTGGTGTACCTGATGCAGATATAGCAACTAAATCACTCTCTAAACGAGCATGTTTCATATTAACTTGTGTTCCAAAACCAACAAGACTTTCATCAAGTTCCTTATAGATGCAGTTAATTACTGTAAGAACTCTAAAGAACTGCTGTCCTGTTCCTGAAGTTGTGAGATCTATTGGTATATTTTCTTTTGCATTTTCTTCAGTTGTTGCTAACTGGATAACATCTTCACTTACGTTAATAACATAATATGTTGTACCATCAATAAGACCACCTATTGATAATGCACCTTCCGTATACTTTAATCCAGATCCTGTTGACAATCTATGATTTACCATAGTGATTGTGTCATCAGTATCATTAACTTCAGAAGGTTCTACTGTAAATAATCTATTAGTTGCAGGATGTGGAATAAAGTCAATCTTACACTTAACACCATCGGTATATGCCCAATACGTTCCCATACCAGCACTAGCAACTTCCCCAACATCAGTGGTTATTTGAGGATATTCGACTATATCAATCCCACCAAATGCATCAACTATAAAATTAAGTTCATCCATTTCATATTCATTACTTGATCCTGTAATCTCTACAAGAACTTTTCCACCAAGAGTATGATCATAATCAAACTCAGCAATAGTAGTAGTTCCACCAGAAATATCAAAACTACCAGTATCAACAGTAGTACTACCGATAGTTGTTGTACCAATTCCTGCTAAATTATCATCGATATTGTAAGATAAGCATGTAATATCAAAATCATTTACAGTACTTCTTGTTGGATAGAATAATAACTGCCCATCAGTTCCTTGTACTGTGAAATCAAATGATCCAAGATCATATTCAGTTTCTACTCTTGCATATTGACTGATATAAGCATTGTAGTTGTCATTAATAATATCAACAACCATAATCTGTCTTTCACCAAGATATCTCTTATCTCTAACGTAAGTAATATACTTCTGAGCTCTTACATCTGCTAATGTAAAGTTACTTACTACACTGAATGGAGTAGGTCTAGGATTACTATTAAATGTAGGACTTATATCATCAATAGAAAGTACTCTATTACCAATAGACTCAAAGTAATCAGTAAGTGTCTTACTTGTAAATCTTATTTCATTAGATATTGTGCTATTGCCAATTTGTAATGCATTTTCGCTAACCATATCAAAGTCAGCAACGCAATTTAAATTACCTACACCAATACATTCAGATACAACTTCAGAGAATGTTAATGAAGTAGTAACACCTATTACCATAGACGCAGGTACATGATTTTCTACACCTGTACCACCACCTTTAATATAATATCCAGATCCACCTTCAGGTAGTGAAGAATCAGAAACTACTTCATAATCTGAATACTTTTTAAATCCTAATGTATGATTTAAAGTAGATACAACATCCTGCCAAGTATCATAGGCAATTCTAGACTTAAGTGAGTATGAGAAGTTCTGATAATACATATTATCCTGAACTCTTTGTTGATTATCGTCTAAGAATCCAGAATTAGTTTCCCATCCACTAGATACTTTTGATGATACTCCCAAATCCATATAAGAATCAAAATTTCTTGTAGAAGAAATAATTCCAGATGCTCCTGAAGATTGTCCAACTATAAGAGTATTTGGATCAAATATTTCATTAGAAATAACTTTTAATACTCCAGTAGTAGGTTCCCAACTTTCAACTACACCAGTAGAGTTGGATTTTACAATTTCATTCGCAAAGAATGAATTGTTTTCTAAACGGACATCAAATATTGGGAAATCTCTTTCAGGAATAACCCTACCAACAGAATTAACTACATCAAAATCACCAGGTTGTTGTCCATCTGGTAAATAACCCTCAAGATTGTAGAATATAGATCCAATACCACCAAGATTAGGAGTTGTTTTACTAACAACAAACATCTTATATTCATACTCTGATGAATTAAATCCAAATCCAGTAGATCCAATACCAACACTAATATTTTCGACTAAGAATTTATCCCCAACATCAAATGGGAATACTTCACTAAATCCAGTATTAAATCCAATTACAACTTCTTTAGTTGCTGTAGTAAACCCAATTGTAGCAATACCAATACCATTAGTATTATTAATTGGTAAAAGTATTGGTGGAACTGGATTTAGATTAGCCTTATTTTTGATTATTTGTGCTTGATCATCACCTAATTTATATTTTATCTCAATATCATCAACTCTCTTTTTAGTTCTTCCATCAAAAACAAGTAATGTTGGAGGTTTAATATATCCTTTACCTGCAGATGTAATACCAACAGAAAATACTCTTGATAGACTATCTAAAAATAATACTTGAGGTAAATTTGTAGTTGGTCTTAAAGTAGTATCTGATGGGAAATCAAATCCAATATCTTTAATCTTACTATTTTTAATTTTACCAATACTTGTTGTATATGGTTTAAGTATTGCTCCACTACCTGTAAATGATGCAACTGAGGTAATTCCTGGTAAAGAATAATAGTTTGCTCCACCATTTACAATCTTAATTTCTGCAATTGGTCCAGTAGCATTTGTAGAAGTAGTTTTATATGATATCTTTGGATTATTATTTTTATAGGAAACAGTTTCAGGTAAATCGCCAACAGTAAACGTAAATTCATTTGTAGAAGCAACAGAAACTGTTCTCTTACCTGCAAAATTACTATCTTTAACAAATATTGTGTTATTAGAAAATACTTCTTTATCAAAATCAATTTCTTCTTTAACTGGAGGTAAATCTGTTTCGTATAATGGTGTTAAATTGTAATGAAGAGAATCAGGAGAATGCCTGTCAATTGTTATACTAACAGTAGCACTAGAATTAATACCAGCTACTCCATCCCTAACAACATCACTAACCCTATTATTCCAAAGTTTAGTAAAGCTAGTATCAGTATAAAAATCAAGCTCAAATGCAGAATATGGTTGAGAATCCCTTATGAATGCTAAACTAGAATCCCCAACATTAAATACAACTGTAGAATCCTTATATGCATTGATTGGTGGATTTATTGGACCAATATTACCTGCTGAAGCAGAATTAATATTAACAAAGTTTGGAGTAAACTGTTGTGTTTCCCAAATTGTATGACATAATTTGATAGTATTATGGTCAGAAACATAAACATAATAAATTCTATTATTATCTAATCCAGAAGAAGGGGATATAGCAGTATAAACAATTTTTTGTCCAGTAACTAATCCATGACCTTCTATTGTAATTGAGTCATCTGCTACGTTAACATCAGTATCAGCAAATGATTTTTCACCTATTATAAGTTTTCTATTATAATCATTATACTTGACAATAAAGGTCGAAGCAACACCTGGATTAACACTTAGATCTACAATATCTCCATTTTGTAAACCATGATCTTCTTTTACTAATGATGTAACTTGATGTCTAGTAACAGTTGCGGTAATTGGATCAAAATTTGTTTTAAAATTATGAAGAACGCCTGTACCAGGACTAGAGAATAATAACGTTGTAGAGTCCCTAAATTCGCTTGTAACACCTACAAAAGTACCTGTACTACCTACACCAACCCTAACAGTAGATAAACCAATTAAATTAGCATTTATTTTAGCAACATATAACTTTGTACCATCTGCTAAAGGACCAGGAGTTGATACATTATAATATCCTGCGGTTATAATACCTACTGTAGCAATACCTATAGGTTCATCTCCCTCAAACATAGGAATAGATGAATTATATACCAATTCATCTCCAGTATGTAAATTGTGATTTTGTATGTATAATGCTCCTGATGCAATATTGATTATTGATGCCCCTGCACCTGGATTATTAATATAAGCAGTATGAGAAATTCCAACAGTAAGACCAAATCCAACAACTTCTTTAGGGTCAAAATAATATTGAGTATTTTCTCTACCAGCAAATGAAGTACTTAAACCTGCAGGTATAGTAAATCTTTTAGATTCTTCTGCAATATTTTCACCAGAAAGAATTGAATTTCCAGTAAGTCCAAAATCCATTGCAGCATTTCTTAAAACTCTTATTCTAGAAGATCTTTCATCTATGTTTAATACCTGAATCTTTTCTGGTTTTTCTAATGCACCAACAGGTTCACCAACATCAAACTGATCATTAATTTTAACAAAACTAAAGTCTCCTGAAACATTAAAATAAGTTACTATTCCTGTAACTTCTATTTCTCCTGCACCAGCAACTGTTGTACCAAGACCTACAAGAGTAAATGAGGATTGTTCTACAGTTATAGGATAAGTCCCATCTATATCAGATGATGTTGTAGATAATCCACTAACAGTAACTATATCACCATTTACAAAATTATGAGGACTTGTTGTACGTATTTCATAAGAATTTGATGGATAAATTTCAGCACCAGTAATAATAGAAGAAGCTACACTAATAGTATCAAATTCCTTACCCTCAATAGATGTAACTCTAACAGAAGCTCCAGATCCATTACTATCAGTATTATCAAATACGACTATATCTCCTACTTGATATCCAATTCCCCCAGTCTCAATACCGACAGAATCAATTGTTCCTGGAGCAACTCCTGTAATATCAGCAGTTTGTTTAAGTTCATTTGGTAGTGAAATATATCCATAATCAATACCTTGTTCATGTAAATTATAAGGAGTAGTATTTCTAACCCATTCAGTATTTTCTAGTAAATAATCATCTTGGTTTGATTCTTTATGGAAATTAAAAAGATTGGGAGTTGATTTAAACTTATCACCTATCAAATATGGGAATTGTGGTTGCTTATAACCAACAAATTGCCCAGAAGTTGCAATATCCTCTTCAACAGTTGCAAAATATGCATAAACACCATCTGGATATTCAGGTGTTACACAAAATCTACCATTATTTTGATCAAGAACAGTCTCATCTGATACTTTTTGATAATTATAATCTTCTATAAAGAATCCTTCAGGATATCCTGGAGGTCTGTTTGCTAATGTAATTGCATCTCTACTATTATACCCAGATTTCATCTGAGAAATAATACCACCAGCTTTTGTTATATAACCATATGGACCATAGATTGGATTACCGTCATATGCCCATCCAATAATAGGAGAATGTTGAGTAGAAGTATTTTCATTACCACCAAGATCTTTTGATAAATCATAACTACCATACATCTTTCTACCAACCTGATCAACAGAAAAGATTCTTTCTCTTAACTGTCTTGGAGCATATAAATGAGAATACTGAAGTGTATCAGTCGAATTTATACCATCAATAAGATATCCATCATCCACAGTAAACTTATTAATATTTCTACTAACTAAATTAAGGTTCCATGACTGTAAGTTAGGTTTAAACTTAGCTAAAGATCCTGAAGGAACTACATTAATAAATGTTCCACCTTTAACATAATTTGCACCACCCTCTATTATTTTAATATCAGTTATTTGCCCATTAGTAATAATAGGTGTTAAAACAGCTCCTACACCATTTCCTATAATTTGCAAATCAACTGATGAATAATCTTTACCAGTATTCTTAATTAAAACATCAACAATAGTTCCATTATCTACAATTGCTTCTATTTGAGCATTTGTACCACGAACTAGAGTAATTAATGGTTCATTCTGTAAATTAATAATATCGGAAGATCCGTATCCAACTCCATTATCACTTAACCTAACAGAGGTCAAAGTTCCTCTGAATATTGGTTGTAATTGAGCTTGGTCTGTTGTAGTAGAGAATCCAGAAGTTGAGATATTTAATTTGATTTCTGGATAGTTAAATAAATGGGTTCCTACTCCAGCAGATGTAAAATCTAGGTATTGATTAGTATTATAGTAGTAATTGTGATATGTTACACCTACACCTGCCTCAGATAACTTAAAACTATCTTTATTGACCTTTGTGACGTAATACTCATTTCCACTTATTAGACCGCCTACAGGGGTCTCCTGGGCGGTATACATGACACTCTCGCCTGATTCATAACCATGATCTAAAATATTGATAATATTGAGTGATGTACTTATTCCAGTAGTTCCAGTTACTCTCTTTTTATTCTCATAATTAGAACCTGAATTTATAACATTAATAGATTCTACTACTTTCTTATTATAGTAAGATTTAATTATTTGATTACCAGTACCATGAGAAGTAAAAGTAATTGTATTAATACCAGCAATAGCTTCCCATGACTTGTTATGAAGTCTAATCTTATAATCATTAATTACATCAACATAATATTCTGAAGATGTGGATATTCCACCAAGTGCTCTTTCACCATCAGTTTTATAAATTATCCTCTCACCAGTTCCAAATCTATGTTTTTGAGTAAAATTAATAAGTGAATTAGCACCTGTTATGACTCTTTCACCTTTTTGAGTAGCATTAAATTTAACTTCATGTGCAATTGTCTTCATATTTGGGCTTACAAGTGCCCCAAAACCATTACCCCCACTAACGGTAATAATAGGAGTTTCATAATAATCAAAACCAGGATCTATGACTCTGACTTCTTGTAATGATCCTAATACAGATACATGACCAGTTGCACCAATACCAACACTATCTTCTATCTTTAAATCAGGTGGATTAATTACATCATACTCAGATCCTCCAGATAAAAGATCAATACTTTTAACTTCTCCATGATATATAAAATCTCTTGACTTATAATTAAGAATTTCTACACCATTTATAAGAATTCCTGTAAATCCAGATTTAGTTTTAGTTTCTACTCCTTCATTATTAGGATTAGATATCTCTCTTACAATCTTTTGAGTATCTAAAATTTTATTATTATAATCAGTTTTCTGTATTTTATTATCAGTTACAGTTATCGGAGTTTTTGCATCTACACTTAAAAATCTATTATTTAAAAGGTCTGACTTTGTTTTCGAAAGTCTTATAGTATTAAGATCAACTCTATCAACAAAATATATTCCTTCTTCTACAAGACCAGGACCATCTACTATTCTACTTGTAGGTTGACCTGCTGAATTAATAAAGTTTTGAGTTATTTTATTTGGAGAATAGTATATTGAATCACCTGTATATAATGAATGATCTTGAGTTGATATTTCCCAATCAGTTCCACTAAAGGTTCCACTAAAAGTTACTGAATGATCATAAGCATCTAATGGTTGTGTACCATAAGAAGGTATTGATGCAGATGCAACTAATAATTTATCATTATCTACATAAAGATTCTGAATATCAGTAGAAAATACAGATATTCCTGCTCCTATTGTATGAGTACCACTTGGCACTGCTTTTGATATAGTTCTTCTAATATTATAAACATCTGTATTAGAAAGTGCTCCTTGTCCACTTACAACAAAGGATTTAGAAGAAGAAATCGCAACAATTTCGCAATTTTTAGGAGAACTATCTCTACCACTAATTACTGCAGCATCTCCTTTTCTAAAGAAATGATCAGTCTTTAATGTAATCTGCCAAGTTTGGTCAGAAGCATCAACTAACTCAAAAGAATCAATAGTATAAACAGGACACCCATTATAGAACCAATTATCACATTTAAATCCAGTTGCACCAATCCCTAATGTATTAATCTTGACTTTATCTCCTTTTTTATATCCATAAGAGTCTGAATCATATTTTAAACTATTAATAACAGAATTTATTTTTATTTTAATTACTTTATCTGGTTCTACTGAAGAATATCCATATGCATACGTGTTTATACCAACATCAGTCCTATCAAGAATTACACCATTTATATTTGTGCAACCATAGAACTGTGTTAATGATTTTGATGTGTATGATATAATTCCAACACTCAAATTCTTATATTGTACTGATAATTCTCCAGATTTTGGAAACCCTACAGTAGAATCTACATCTAAAACTGATGTTCCTATACCAACATGACCTATTACTCTACTTTTAGCATGAACTGAAAACTTACCATAAATTGCACCAGCAGTAATACCACTTCTATCATAACCAGAATCTACAGCAAGTTTATAAAAAGTTTTAGCAACACCAGCAGTTCCTGTAGATACTTTTTCAACATAAGTGATTGGTGCATATGCTTTAGTGACATTATCCCCATAAGCATCCTGAAATAGGGTTGCTGTTCCCAATTCTGTAGGATCTCCAGAATAACTTTCTACAATAAAATGATCTGCAACCTTATAATGGGCATTAGATGGTGTAATGAGATTATCTCTAGGTTTTATAACACTTACATCTTGATCATATAGTGCTTTAAAGAGTATTTTAAAAGATTCATCTGTACCTTTAGATGAATAAAAATCATTTGAATGCTTAATAAAAACGTTTTGATTAAGATTTGGTCTTAATTGCCTTTCACCAATTCCTGGTAAAATTTGCTGTTTTGTCTTTATTAAAAATTGTTTTAGAAATAATGAACTTAAATTCTCTACTGTTGCTCCTTTTGTATGTTTTGCCCTCTCAGAATTCTTAAAAACTAAATTTTCTGCGTCTAATTCATCAATATATGAGGTAATACCACAAAAACCTCTATGACAATTCTTAAAAGTTGTTATATTTTTACTTTCATATGTAATAATCTCATCATCAATTTTAATCAATCCATAAGAATCAGGAAATCCATTAGTTCCTTCAGGAGTTTTTATTAAATCAACAATAATATCAGTAGCAGTAAGTGATACATCAACACCTAAAGAAACAGAATCTACAAGATTTGTATTATTATCCAGTTTAATATATTGATCAATATTCTGAATCAAATCAACAGGAGCACCATCAAACTCCTGTGCAACATAATATTGCTTTAAAAAATCATTAATTAACGGATAATCCTCCTTAACATATGAAGGAAGTTGGTTTTCAACTATATTACTAAACTGTATTCTTTTATCTGTAGTGGATATCATTTATTTTAGTATGCAGATGTGGTTGATGTTGATGTAGGTGTACTTCTAACTAATGATCCATTATGGTAACTAGAGGTTACAATGTAATTAGATGCTGCTGGATCTAATCCTGACGAAATTTCATCAACGATGGTCTCAAATGAACTATTGCTAGTATCTAACTGTAAGTATAAATCCTGTAATCCAATCACATCATTGGATTTAGGACATGCAGAAATCTCAAGAATCGCCTGACCATCTTTCGTTTTGCCTGAGATTATATTAATTGGGTTTAATGTAACTATTCCCTTAGTATAATTTATATACCCAACATTACGTCTAATTATAGTTGGTGATGTAGAATTAGTAGAAGGAATAGTAAATAAAAATAATGTACCAGTTTCTCTATTAGAATCAGGTACATCTGACAAATACACGTCAGCCTCTAATCCCGAAACCTTAAATGATGATGATTTAATGTTATAACCACCCATACTCTTAATATAAAATTCATTACCGAATCCCATAGAGTATTCTGCAAAAGAATTTAAGACTAATCTAAGGTCTCTTCGCATCTGAATTGTTGTTATATTAGATGTAACAGACTCATGACTTTGATCAATGATGTTTAGGAACTTACTATACTTAAATCTTGCTCCATATTTGTTTAAATCAGTAGATGCTGCATATTTTGCAGCATTATTCGATACAATTGTTGTAACTTCTTCTGCATTTGATACTAAATTGGAATTATAATAGACTTTTGAGTCAACTTCGAGATAAAGATACTTAAGATCAAGAATTTCTGGTACAATTCCTGCTACAGCATACTTTTTAAGTTTTAATTTTATTTGTTCTTTGACTAAATTAGGTAAAAAATCACCATGTCTTGGTTTTATACTAATAAAAACCTTACCATATTGAGGAGGAATCAGTTCTTCACCACCAAAAACAGAAATTGACTCCGTTTCAGGGTAAATTTTGGCTGGAACTAGTGATTCATAGTCATTTGCAGTTAATGCACGGTTCTGAGATGCATAAATTCGAGGTGCAAACTTCTTAATTGAGTCAACACCTTCTATTTCTTCACCACCAGACCCACTAACACCAGTTGTTAATAAAGAGATGCCTTGAGTTACAGTATGAGTACCTCCAGTTTGACTATATGTTAATCTACCACTAAAGGTAAATTGATTCACTCCATTAGCATTTGATCCGTTAGAAACAATATAACTTATATCAATCTCTTCACCTTCTTGCAATTTTCTTCCAAAAATACCATCTCCGAAGAATATTTCATACCTTTCATCATTAACTTCTTGTAAATAGAAGACTTTTGACTCATTAGTAACGTCAAAAAGACTATCTTGGTAAGAATATTTAAATTTTTGGTTAGTTGTACCTGCTTTTATATTAATTAATCTAGTATCAACACCTATATTAGGCAAAACAAACCTTTGATTTGGATTTTGGGATGTATATGTGTAACTTTGCGATAAAAGTGTACCTTCATAGATGGGAATATCATTAAAATTGGCAATTCCATCAATAACAGGTCGTGTAATTGGTTCTAAAATAGAAAAAATGAAAGATTGTCCACCAAATGAACCAGAAGTTGCTGCAACTGGACCTGGTTGGAGGGTTAAAGTTGAGGGTCTAGGGTTAATTGCTGAAGTATTGACGAAAAAACTAACTGTCGCTCTTGCTGAAGTCCTTGATCTAGGTAAATATCCAATATTTCTTGCTAAAGATACCACATTTTCTCTTAATGACGCACTATCAATGAATACTTCGTTCGTTACCATGTTGGCATTGTACGAAGTGATGTAAGTATTATATGCTAGAACATCTAAAATTGTTGACAGGTTAGATCCTTCAAAATCATAGTCGGTAAACTTAGAGTTTGCCCTTAAATAATCTTTAAGTGTTGTTTTAACCTGATCATAGTCAAGGTTAGAGAAATTGACTAATGGCATTTTACCTATTTGGTTGCAAAACGAATTGTAATTGTTGTTGAGGAACGTCTGCTCCTATAATTTCATACTTTATAGTTACATCATATGAATTATTATCAAAATCAGGGTCTGCTTCAACGTCAATTAACTCAACTCGTTGTTCATAGTTGTTAATTGACTGAGTAATTTCGTCTACAATCGCAGATGCAGTAATATTGTCAATATTCTCAAAAAGAATCTTAGAAACTCTAGATCCAAAGTTAGGACTAAAGAATTTTTCTCCAGGAAGAGTAAATACTATATTCCTTATTGATCGTGCAATAGCATTTTCATTTTTAATCGCTATTAGATCACCATTCAGTGGGTTAGACTGAAAAGTCATACTAATATCCTTAAAACCTTGACTGACTCTTTCTAGAG